ACATGATCCTGTTTTGGAAAGTGGCATCATCATTGTTGCCAGTAAGATCATGACGATCGTGTACCACATCGACCGGAATACGCTCCCAGATATCCAACATATAGGCCTGTTGGCTCAACCAAGCATCCGAAATCTGATGTGGGCTGAGATGTCCCATGTGATCCAACCAGGCTCGAGGTGCTATAGGAAATATGCTGTAAGGATGATCGTTATGGGTATGTACTGCTAGTAACTTGAATTCGCCAGTGTGGCTTTCGATCACAGTGTCCCAACCCGTGGTTTCTACAAAAGCATCATCGTTCCAGAAAAACAACCAATCGGCATCGGATGCCAGAGCCAAGGTATTCACATACTCGTTGAGTCTGGTATACCCCAGGGGTTCAAAACTCATGGCAGTATAGTTGATGTCGCGTTCGTCTAGCCAAGGTTGTAGCAGTTCTTCAAAGGCCGCTATGCCTTCGGCATCATCTTGGTCAAAGCCCAACATCAGTTGTACTCGATCTGGACGGTCGGCCAAGTCAAACAGGCTCTTGACACTGCGTTCCAGTGCGTCAGATCTACCTCGTGTGGGCAATAGCACCGCTATGCCAAATTCGTGTGTGTTATCTGTCATTTTTTCCTCGTGGATTACTGAATGATATTTACTGTGCTATACCCACCGGTGCAATATTTCAAGCAAATAAATCTTCGTTCCACTCTCTATGACCTTCTCTGAAAGCCATGTTTGACTGTGTTTCACGCACTTCCACACGATAGCACCATAGGCGTGCTGCCTCACCTGGACCCCAAAGTTCGGGAATGTAAACACCATTTACATATCGGTACAGCATGTCGCTGAGCCCTTCACAGCCCAGTCTAGGCAACACCACGATCTTGGCCATATTACGTTCTTGCAACAGTTGGAATGTGGCCATTTCGGGATCATCTTCGGCCACAATAAGTGTATGGTCAAATTGGTCTTCCAAGGTCTTCTTTAATTCTTTTAATCCACCATAGTCGGCTGCCCAGTTGCGAACATCTAGATCGTTGGTGCCAAAATAAAATTTCATGCTAAAACTGTAACCGTGTATCAAGTTACAGTGACTATCTGCCCGCCACTGACGATACGCACACGGAAATGCATCGTGGTATTCCTTGGTACTGGTGTACTTGTATACTACCGGTCTAGTGTTTGGGAAGTTGGCTTCCATGTGACCGATTAGGTCTTGTGTTGATGATTGCATGCTTGATCTCCTATGTTAAATTTTAGCATAGGCTTGCAGAATTTGTATAGCGGGATGAATGCCAGAAAGGCCGCTGGACTACTATTTAGCACTGGGCCCGCCCGAGTCGTCAGGAATCACTCCAGTTGGATCCGAAAAACGGGTTTGCTCTTTGAGCGATTCGGCCTGGGCCACACGCTGTCTAAGTTCGCTACTCGAAAAACTGTGATCTCGACCGTTAAAGAACAATTCGATACTGCGTTTGTGACAGATCTCACGTCCGGTAAATTCTTTACCTTCGTACTCAACACCCAGGATACGCACATCAATCGGCAATACCAACAGCAAATCTTCTAGATCTTTTTCGGTATTGTAAACCCAAACTTCGTCCACGTACTTGCATCCGATCAACTGTAATTGTCGTTCTACTATGCTCTGTACCGGACGATTCTTGCTTGGACGATCCAGGGTAGGATCATTTTGCAAAGCACAGATCAAGTAATCGCAACGTTCTTTGGCTTCGCGCAACATGCTGATATGACCGGCATGTAACAGATCAAATGTACTGGCCGTAAAGCCAACTCGTTTATTGTTTATCATTTGGTAGGGTCCTTGTATGAATCTGTTCGGTAGTTGCCTTGTCCGGGTATGGTATTCCTTACTCCACCAACTGGATCCTCGACATCACCCACCTGCCTCGGAATAAGATGTATGTGTGGCCAGTTCACAGTCTGACCTGCGGCCTCACCGTAGTTCATGCCAATGTTGAAGCCGGCCCATTCACCAGAGTCCACTTTCTTTTTGCCAAATCTCATGGCATCTTCAAATGCATCACTTAGTACTCCAATGGTGTTGTGCTTGGGCACAAACAGCAAGTGTCCTGGAGTGACCGGATATCGGTCGTGATAAACAGCCACATGGAAATCTTCTTGGAAGACACTATCCCACGGTGCTGTGCTTTGTTCTATATCATCGGGTATGTTTTCGTAAATTTTGTGCATATCAGTCTAAAAATAATCTCAATTCATTCATCACACGGAATTGGCCGTTAGTTAGCACAGTTCCACTCAATCGATACTGTGTGTACTTGTCAATGGATTTGTTGTACAGCAATCTAGCGTATCCGGTAACATCACTCTTTACTCCTAGTGTTTGACTAGTATAGTTGATGTTACCAGCGTTGTCAATAGCAGTTGGTAATTTTGCTTCAACCGATCCTGAAAATACCACCGGCTTTACTCCCATATAAAATCCAAGATCACCAAACTGTTGGTCCGTGTTGTATCTATAACCAGCCTCGGCCCAGCCACCAGTCATTGGAGCTACGTTAGTGATCAGGCCAGGATTGATTGCGGTAGTCACGTACATGACACTGGCTTTGGCCACAAAGCCTTGATCATGGTAAGAAATCACATGGTCAAACACTGTGCTATTGACTACTTCGCCCCAGGCACCAGCAAACCCTATCCAGGGATTGTAATTTAGATTGCTGTATTGCATGCCCAGGCTCCAAGCACCATTTTTGTAGTAATCAGGAATGCCGATTGTGTACTGCACAGGTTTGGTCAATAGGCCGTAGCCTTGATCTTCTTTGCCGCCAATGGTGTTGTAAGGTGTGCGTCCTTCGGCGCCGCCACGCAGACCAAAGCCCAACCCAGTTGGAATAGTGGTCACTGTGCCGTTGATCAAGTACTCGGCGTGCGAAGTAAGCTCGTATTGGTCAATGTGTTCGGTATTGTTGCCAAACATGTTGTTGCCTTGTGTGACCATGCTGTGTAGATTTGTGTTGAAATATCTACCGGTACTGTCAATGGCAATGGTCTGAGTTGAGTCTACGTTCAAGCCTGAAATGGTACCTCGTATGGACTGTAAGCCATGCAAGGTAGGTATGTTTAACGAACCAATGGGTTGTAATAACGCAGAATCGTCAATGACCGGAATACCGTTCAAGTAAGTGGCGGCAGTCTTGGCCAAGGTCAAGTTGGCCTGGTAGTCGGTCATGTAGGGCCAGGTCTGTTTGATAAGAGCCACTGCATCGGTAGCAGTGGTCACTGTGGGTGATCCCAACAAGCTGGCATACACTTTTAGTTGTAGATCACTGCCGTTCATAAAACTTATTGCAGATACCAAATATAATCGATTGTTGGGATCTCGGATCATGTTCACAGAGCCATATTTGGCTCCGGATCCGTTCATGTTGTTTATCTGGGACAGATAGTCGGTTAGTACTGTGCCGTAACTGGCCACAAACTTGCCATCTCGGCTTTTGAGCAAAAACTGGCTACTGTTCCCAGTCACATCACTGCCACTGACCAAGATGTCAGTGAGTCCATCGCCGTTGAGATCTAGGAATTTGGGTTGATAAGTTGGCCTGGTATTGGTGTTGTATCCGACCAAGATACTGTCGGTTACGTCGGTAAACGTGCCCGAGCCGTTGTTTTTCAAGAATTGTATCTCGGAGTATCGGCTGATGTCTACGCCAGGACTGATACCGGGTTGACTGAACACCACAGCATCTGGCACACGATCGTCATTGAAATCAAATGCACTGACTCGGATGTTATGACTGTCACGAATGCCCAGAGCTTGCCATTTGGGCAGATTGAATCGGCTAGTGGGCAAGGTTGCCAGCTCGGTAAAGGTCAGTTGATCATTGGCAATTTGAAATCCCCAGAGCTTTTGTACCTGACCAGCACTGGTAGTATTGTCAGTGGTGATCAGGGTAGTAGTACCGTTATTCAAAAAGTCTGCCACCGCCACACCGGATCCGGATATGAATGGTCCAGTTGTGGCAGTATAAGATCGGAAACCACTGACACGATCGTTGATTGCCAGGGTTGAATTTTTAGAATTCATCTGATCCAAAATGATTAGATCAGTATAGCCGTCGCCGTTTAGATCAGCTATTGTTGCTCCGTGTGCTGAAAAATTTGTGCCGATGCTTTGTCGGCTAAAACTGGTGCCGTTGTTGGTGAACACATAGGCAGGTCCGTTGTCAGGAGTACTGCCATCGGTGTTGGGTGCTATAAACATGCCGGTTCGACCGGTGTGGAAAAAGTCAGCAAAAAACACATTGTCGGTGCCTTGTATGACGTTGATGTTGTTGGGAAACCATTGTGCAGTGGTATCAACCAAACTGTTGCCTTGCCAACTGAACATGGAAATCCTGCTTGGTATCCAGTCTTTGTTGGCAGTTGAACGTCCAGCAATGATTAAATCTTGTCCTGAGCCTGATATGTTGGCAACAAATGTATCGCCTTCAAACGCCCGAGAACCATTGTTGCCGGTGTTGATCAGTGGATCAACAGTTCCTACCGTGACCGGCGTTGAGAAAGGCACCTGACTTCTGGCATACGCAGTTGGAGGTGTCGATGGCGTTGAAATCGGTTGGGTGTAACTGGGGCTTCCGCCACTACCTCCGCCACCACAGCCATATAGCCCCACGGTGCCAAACATCAGCACATATAATAGTTTTCTTTTCATGATATCATCTAATAATTTACACGATAATACTATTATAGTACAGAGCTATTTTGAGGTCAAACGGTAAAAAAATGTTGTTTTTTCACAACATCAATTATCTTGGTGCAAAGTCCTGTTGTAGTTTGATATTGTCCATGAACTCTTTTTTGGTGCCTGGATCCGTGGCAAAACTGCCTTTGAGCACCGTGGTCTGTGTTAAACTACTGTGTGCCATGATGCCTCTATTCTCACAGCAACCATGTGTGGCCTGGATGTAGACTCCAACATTTTCTGAATCGGTCGCCCGCATTATTTCTCTTGCAATATCATTGCAGAGCTCTTCCTGTAGTGTACCACGCCTAGCGCACCACTGAGCAATACGAGTGTACTTGCTAAGACCAATAAGTTTGTTGGCGGCAATGATCCCAATGTAAGCCACACCAGACACAGGCTGATGATGATGGCTACACATGCTCCGAAGTTCCGAACGCACAACCAACATGCCTTCGTATCTATCCGCTGAATCGTTGGGAAATGCTGTTGCATCTGGCGCTGGATCATACCTACCTGCCATGATTTCGTAGAAATACATCTTGGCCAACCTCTTGGCTGTGCCTTTTGAATTTGGATCCGTTTCTCGGTCGATCAACAATCTGTCCAATACCAGTTCAAATGCTTCAGTGGCTTCTGCAATCAGTTGTTCTCGATCGCCTGCATGCAAGTAATCACTGATGTTGTCCCCTGCCCAAAATCTTTTGCCATCACGTCGCATTCTAAAGCGGATGGTGTCGGCCAGGTTGGCCGTTTCGTAGCCACCTTCGTCTATGTTGTCAAGCGATAATGATTCTGTCAATTTGTTCTCCACGTTTTGTATTAGTATACGGGGTATTTAGACAGTTGTCAATGACTAGAGTATTTTATAGGTTAAACTGGTTTCGAGAGATTGCAAACGCTTGCCCGAATAGGTTCCTGGTGTTGTAATCGTGTTGATCACTACACTGTTCATCATGAAGTTGCACCAGTTGGCAATCTTGACTGTGTTGTTGGGTTTGCCGGGAAATGACGACCGTACGCCCACGCACACTCCTTGACCTAATTCTGTAAAACACAAATACGAATACGGACTGATGTGACAAAAATCTCCCACTGCAACTCCGTGACTGAATGTTACATAGTTTGTTATGGTGCAATGATTACCGATCACATTATCGTCAAATATCACATTGAAATTGTTTACAAAGGTATTGTGTCCAATAACAACTTGATGGCCTATGATCGAGTTGTCACCAATCACACTGAACCAATGCAGGTTGACTTTGGCCAAACTGTCAATCACTTGTTTTTTAAAACCTATGTTGGTTACAGCACACATGAATTGACGTTGGTCAAACCAGGCCTGATCTTTTTCCAACACCTGTTCCACAGTCAAGTGTTCGCAGGGTCGTTGTGTTCGAAAATATTCGTACAAGGTATGGTTGTGAAAAGTTTGTCCAATAAAACACAACGGCCGTTGTTGATCGTGCATCAGGTGGTATTGCACTATCTGTTCTCCTTGCGATCGTATGCGCCGCGCGATTCATCAAACCAATACAGGCTGCGATGCGGTGTACTGAGTGGACTAGCGTTGCTGGTGTAATAAAACATTCTCAATCCGTCTCTGCTGGCGTCCTCAGGACAAGCGATAGGAATCGGATGACCGTGTATCAATCTTGAATCATAGTTCCAGATCAACAATCGATTGGGCTTAGGACTCACGCGATGCAAGCACTGTTTCTTTTCAAAATCCCAGAATTCCAAGTCCCCGCCCCAGTTGGTATCCCAAGTTTTACTGATGTACAGTATCATGCTAAGTGATCGGTTTAGATGCAACTGTTCATTCCAGTTGAAATCGGTATGCAATTGGAGATTATCACCATTTCCACAACGCATGAGTCCAGCACCAATCAAGTGCGGATCTGGAATAATTTTTTCTATTCCAGTAATTCCCTGCAACCATTCTACAAACTCACCGCTGTTGAAATTCAACACCAGGTCTCGTATGACGTTGCAATATTTCATGTTGTTGCATTCCAGCATGAAACTGCCGTTGCGAGTGAACTCGCTCCAGATATGGTCAGGAATCTGATCAATTTCCTCTTGAACTTGAGCCAACAAATCACTAGGTAAAAAATTATCAAACACCAGCCATGGCACCGGAACGCCATGGCTGTAGTCGATGGCATAATCTTTTGGGTCGTATTTGCTGGTTATTAGTTCTATGTCAATCATGCGGTAAATGTCCTGTTTTTAGATATCGGGCCAGACACAACCTGTTGGTCTGATTGCCGCGATTGTACTGTTGATACTGTTGATCACCCAGTCCAAAAATAACGCTGTTACTGGGCACAATACCCAACTGTTGGCAAAACGCCAGTTGCTGATCCGCCCAGGTTTGGTAATTGTAATCAACACTGTACTGTTCAATTAGATCCAACCCTACTGCAGCACCCAGTCTATTGGTATAGTTGGTTTTTTTGTGTATCAACAGGCTGTCGTCATCATCCACTCGGGTCAGGCGCATACCAATACGTAAATTGGCCACTGGAAAAGTTTTGCTCAAACTAAACACGATGTCGGTGATGCAGGGCTGATCAAAATCAAACTCAATCTTGGCACAGATGCCTACAAACGCACAATCAATCAAGACCGGTACACCCAGATCGCTACAACGATCAAGAATGCGTTGGGTATCCGCATGTATGCTTCCGGTGTCACTGAATGGCAAACTGACAACCACAGCGTCGTTGACATCCAGATCTTGGTCATTGAGATAACACCAATTGGGGAAATAAGTTCTCCAGCTAGCACCGTGATACATGTATTCACCACGGAAACATCTAAATCTTCTTGCATGATGTTTGAGATAAAATTTATCAAACGATTCGGTAGTACCGTTTGAATAGGCTCGTACAGGAAACTGATCAAGATTTTGAAATTGATTCAGTTGACTGTTGACAACCCAGGCACTGTAGCGATCTACAAATTGATCCTGGATTGAGACATTGTCCAGAGCCTGATTGTGTACAGCATTGATAATGGAATCCTGTACAGATCTGGTCATGTCAGGATCAATCACTGCAGATGCTCCGCCGTAATTTAAAGTTTTGAGATTTTTCAAATGGAAATTGTTTGCTGTATTGGTAGTCATAAGTTTACTTATTGTACCAAGCCCAGGCATGCGTGATTATGTCTTCAAGACCGTACTGTGGTTTCCAATCACTCACAGACATGAACTTGCTGGCGTCGGCTGTCAAGGTAGCTGGATCTCCGGATCTGCGTGGGCCAACGTTATAGGCCAAGTCTCGTTTGGTTACACCAATGGCACCGTGTAGTATTTGTAAATTGCTGTAGCCTTGACAGGTGCCTAGGTTATAAACACCACCGGGTATGGCCCGATCTATAGCCCGGATATGTGCCCGAGCAAGATCTTCCACGTGTATATAATCTCTGATGCAGGTACCGTCTTCGGTGGCAAAATCGTTGCCATTTAGCACAAATTGATCGCTACCATCACGTATGGCTTCGAGCACTCGAGCAATGATGTGTGTGGCACCAGGTTCTTGTCCGTGCCTGGTACGACTGTCTGCACCACAGGCATTGAAATAACGGAACGCAACTGAATCAATGCCATAGGCCTGACCGTAACTGGCCAGCATCCATTCAATCATGAGCTTGCTCTGACCATATGGGCTGATTGGTTCTGCCGGATCCGTTTCTTGGCACGGAGTCATGACAGGTTCGCCATAGGTAGCGGCGCTACTGCTGAACACAATCCTAGTTGAGGTCATTTTGTTCACGATCAAAAAGTCCAGCAGTTGTTTGGTCTTTACAAAATTGTTTTCGTAATAAACAGCAGGAGTAGTCATGCTGGGACCAACCAGGCTTGTACCGGCACAATGTATGATAGCATCGGGCTGGAATTGATGTAGGCCAGCAAATGCCAGTTCAGTGGCGTAATCGCCAGTGTGCCACCAAACTCCTGGAGTTTTTAACAAGTGCTTGGGCGGTATCCGGTTATCAATGCCCAACACCTCGTGGCCTTGATCCACTAGATTCAATAAAGTTTGTCCGCCGATGTAACCTGCGGCACCAGTAACTGCGACTCGTGTCATAGTTGATTTCCTTTTGAAAATTTTAAATTGATTCGATCCACATAGTGCATACCAAATTGGCCACTAAAGAATCGTTCTTGATTGTACAGTCTGCGATCTCGGGTCTGTTCGTACAACTTTGACAGGTCTTGTTGCATCAACTGAGCCAGGCTGTCATGCATGCGATCAATCCTGACAACCCAATCAGACTCCAGATCATACGAATGATCGATGATGTCATCAAATACATCCACTCCCAAATCGCGCAGGTGCTGTATCGTCCCTAAACTGCCCACTATGAAAAATAATTGCCCGCTGGCAACAGATTTCCAAGTTTTTTCACTTATAAAAATGGTATCACGCACCATGGTCTCTGTTATGATATTAACGTACGAAGCTTGATATGCATCGTGTTGTATGTTGTGAATTTCTGGGCCATTCAGTATTTTGGCATCAAGCACGATCGGTATTGATCCTTGTTTGCGTAATTGTTGATATTTTTCCATGATATCAGGTGCAGCCATGGTGCCGTCGCCTGGCATATCAAGCCAACTGTACAAAGTAAAATCATAGTTTTTTTCTATCAATCGTAAAAAATTTTGTATCCTATGCCCATGGGCTCCCCGGTTTAAACAACTGATTTTGTAGATTTTTTCATGATCAAACACCAACGATCGATGATCTTGCCAACGTCGTAATCCAGACAAATAAAATGTAGGAAAGTAGCATATGGTATCTGTTTCTAACCCAGGGTCTGGACCCAGTATCACATGATTGATCTGACTGCGATCACACACCTGAGACAGTCGTAATAGAAAATATGGATCGGCAAAGTTTTGAGAAAAATCAAAAACGTTTACTTGATCTTTTGCAATTGGCTTTTGGCATTGAAGTTGTTCAACTGTTATGTCAGGTTTGAAAACATCAAGACCTACTCCAGGAATATCTCGCTGGGTTATGTAGTTAAATTTGAAATTGAATAATTGATTTAAATCTACGTACCAATTGGTCATTCAATTTTTCTCACATGGTACTTGGCCTGACTCACATGATCACGATAGCGATTGCCTGCACGATTCCAAGTCTCGCCCGTGCCTTCCAAGATGTCCACAATACGATCCACAGTGGCATCAGTCCAGTCCGAGATTAGGCCTGTGTTGTGATGCAATTCGCCCAGCAAGTTTTCTAACTTGTGATAGGCATCATCTATCGACCAAGGAATGTAAAGCCTGTTTGGGTCATCTGCAAAAGTTTCAGGAAAACTGCGATAAGCAGGATATAAAACATTGGCTCCAAGTGTATCTGCTTCACTGACAGTGTTCGAGACCCAATCCTGTAAAGCACAATTAAACAGCACACGAGTATCGTTAAGGAGAGCATAGTATTCATCTTTCTTTAAGTTTTCGTAAATTACCAGTCGACCTTCACTTTGCAATACTCTGGCACGAGTGACGTATTCGGGATTGTTACTGCGCAACGGACCACCTTGCATGATAGCAAATTCAATGTTGCGATGATGTCCTTGGCTGTGATACATTTCGATCAGGTCCATGAAGAATCCCGGCTGTTTTTCTTGATCAAATCTGGCTGCGAAAGCCACACGCATTGGGCGCTGGTCAAATGGTCGGATATTTTCACGACCGCCGATGCGTTCTACGACTTCGTCTTTGTTGAATGCCAAGCCTGATATATTGTAAATTGGCGCAGTCCAACCGGCAATACGCATATGAGCCACCATCTCTTCATTGGTGGCCAGTACACCTGTTACAAATTGGTTGACCATCTTTTCATACGTCGACATCCAGCCTGCCATGCCCCACACATGAACGAAATCATCAGGATCAATGGCTTGAGCAAGACAGCGAACATAAATCCTAGGACGCTGAGCAGGATCAACTTGATCGAGAATGTAAGGTAAGCTCTCGATACCGGGTTGAAACATGTCTTCAAAGTAGATAACATCTTCATTGGTAACTTCTCCATTTCTCATCATCTGCACCAGGTTCATCATCTGGCTCATACCGAAGTAACTGCGACCATGTGCGTCCAGCACTTGCCCTACACTGATTGATTGTGTGTTGTCAATGGTGCTTCCGGGAACATAGACCACATCTAAGCCACGGCGATCGAACACACGTCGATTCCATTCTGTGAGCTGTAAGGTGTAGCGGGCCTCGTACGATTCAAGTCCCATATAATATAATTTACGCATTGTTATCCTCGACGGTATCCGGCGAATCTACGGCTGTCTTCGACCCACATGTTTTTGGCGTTTTTGCCTTGGCTGTACTTGTTGTACTGTTGCCATGCATAGCTTTTGAAGTTGTAAAGATCTTCTTCTCGGAATCTGTAACCATATTCCACGCAGAAGTCACGAAAAAGATCAAGATCGTCCATGACAGCGATCGCTCTTGGATTGGGTTTGTGTTGGGGCTTGCCCATGGTTTTTCCTTTTAGATTACGTTGATTAAAGTTAGTATACAAGTTTTATACAGCATTGTCAATCCATACACGGAATGGTTTGGCGATTTCTTGGGCAAACAACTGATTGCCCAAGATGTTTGGGTGAGAATCCATAAAAAGTTTATGCCTTTCTAAAGTTTTCCATAGTTTGAATAATTTATATATCTCATCAACCACTGCCGGTGATGGATCTTGCCCCAGTTCAAATCGTGCTGGAGGTCCTGATTCGGGTATGTATACTCCTTGTAACCATCTATGTGCAATGTCGGCGGCCCAGCCTGGGAATTGGCTTAGACCCAACTGTTGGCCAAGGAAATTTTGCCAGCTTGGATGTATCACAGTGATATTGTGGTGTGATTGGCAAACAACATCAGTGTGTGCTCCGATCAAGGCCACCGGTATTCCGAGAGTGTTCAATCGTTTATAAAATTCCTGTTCGAGACTCATGGCTATGTCCACAGGATCACGGCTGACCAAAAAGATCTTGGCCCATTCGACCTCGCCCATGACCGAGTCTAGCGGACCATCGCGCAACGAGTTACCGATCACAAACACAATCCTAAACGGTGCCAATTCTGCATGCTGTTGCATAAATTGTTGGGCTCTTTTGAATTGATCAAGATTGCTTTGAGCATACAACGCCAATGAAGTGTAGTTGGACAAACCTAATTCTTGGGCCAGATTGGTTTTCACTGGATCTTCACCAAAAGTTGATTCAAAACTTTGTACCGCCCAACTTGGTCCAAGATACAGTGTATGCATTTAGATTTTGATACTGAGGTTAGGGCGAGAAAGTTCATATTTGATCAAGCAGCCATTCTCGCCATCTTCGGCCACTTCAATCCAGACAGCTCGATTGGGATATCGATCTGCTATCTGTATATACAAGTCATCTGCGATCATTTCACAACTTTTGAAATCTAGTTCGAGAATGTCCTGGCTGTAAAGACCTTCTAGCCAGCGTTTGAACTGTATAAACTCAATGTCTCTGTCGTTGTGGAATACATCAATCCAGACCCGGAAATGGAATATGTGTCTGTGTGCATTAGCCAGGAAGCTGACATCATATTCACCTGGTGTACACAATAGCGGATCGGTAGCCGCCGCAGGATAGCGATGTATGCCTTCGCGACGGAATGTGATCCAGATTTTACGTTCAGCGGCTTCGCGAATTCGTTCCGCAGTTTCTCTTTGATTTGATATCATATTAATCTATCCTTAGTATGTTTGAAATTGTGCTTGTGGCAATTCTTTCAAGTTTTTTCATGGCACCGTCGCTCATTCTAAATGCATAAGACGATTTGGTACGTTTTTTCTTTTCGAGATATCCCCATGGACCACCATATATGGTATTGCCTCTTTCACCATTTTGCAATTTTGCTTGGCAAGTTTCGTATGTAGTTTTGAGATCTGCCTGTATAAACGGATTTGAAAAGTCATAAATTTTGTTTTCTACCACGACATCTTGTTCTGTTTTGATACGATACTGTTGCTGAGATTTTTGATATACCAAGGACTGTTCATAGGGAGTATTGATATATTCGTCCACTTTCATTGTAGCTATGGTATGCGGACTGACAGCTTCTTTTGCTCGAGTTTTGATCTCGATCTGTTCCACCGGCATATCAACACCGGCACCGTTTGAAAGTTTATATCCTCGATTGCGGAGTTTTTGTTCGGCATCTCGACCAGAATCCCCTCCAAATCGCGATCCTAATTTTTCTCCTACCAAATTACCTTTGGTAAGTTGTGTTACTCTTGCTTGTTTCATGTTAGACTTTCAATAGTTCAATGGTTACAATTCGAGCAATGGCTTGAGGCATATCTGATTCTGAGTCAGGTATAATGTGTAAGTTTACACGATCTTCGCATTTGTTGCGATCCCAATGGACGATTTCAACAATGGTTCCGCCTGCAGCCGGTTGCACCTTGAATCTCAATGGTGTTGGCATTTCAATACAGGGCGGAGAACCAATTGCCAATGTATGATCATTGTATCCATCTGCCCATTGTATTACACGATTTAACCAACGTCGGATCATGGTGCTTTCCTAAATCTAGTGACATCTTCTACAGCGTGATGCAAAGTTGCGGCATAGTTCATGGCCTGTTGTTGGGTCATACCAATCGTGGTTTCACATTGCACATGGCCTTTTGTTAACAACTGCCACATGTGCGACCAGCGTGTCTTGGACCAAAAGTCAGTTTTGACTGTGACATAGACCTGCACTTCGACACCAGTTTCGCTGGCTTCAATCCAGACTGTGTGTTCGTGGTCGGGTTGACTGCATTCACAGGTCACTTGATAAGTCATAGCGTCGCCCCAATTGTTCTTTTTTAGTATACCTTCAGCCGGTGTTTCGGGTGTAAAATTCATTTTTATTCCTTGTGTTGGTCAAGTCTAACGCCGGTCAAGCCGGCCACGGTTTGAAAATGTTGCCAGGCCAATTTGGCCGCTGGGTTGGTGTTGATCTGGTCATTGGACAACATTGTGTCCAGCCAAATGTAAGGAAGTCGGCTAGGATGTGTGCCAAATTTTCTAGGTTGATGTAACTTTCCAGACTCCCAAAGTTCTATGCTGACGCTTCTCAGTCGATCCTCATCTTCAGCTGTGTAGCCGATCCATTCAGGACTGCTGAAAGGACTGCCCATGGTTTGCCCGCCTCCGTATCCCAGCCAAAGACTGGTCCACTGTTCGTCATCGTGTGGATCAAAGTCGGTGCGACTGATGATCACCAGCACATCATCAATGTCGACCGCACCATCCACAATGTCTCGAACACAACGGCTGAAACTCAGTCCAATTTTCATTTTATTACCTCATCTTTAGTATATCGATTCCACGCCGTAAAACACTTACGGTCCTGTAACGCATGTACACTGTGACACCAGACTCCAGGATTAGTTGCCGCAAAGTCTCTGTCGTCTAACTTAATTGTAGCATTATATCCCAACTGTTGTATATGGGGCAGTTTGACCGAAATCATAGGAACGAAGTTATTGAATTCTGGCAAACGACTCTGGGACACAAATCTTGTGTTGGCAACATCAAAATCCAACGTGCATTGATATCCTGCTTCCAGACAACGAACGATCATGTGTTCCCAGTCCTGCCATTCGTTCTCATCCATGTCGTATTGTGGAAAACTTTGGTTGGCACCAAAGTAAATGTGCTCGCACCATTTCTCTCGACACTTTTTTGATATGGTATCCGTGTCTTGAACACCTACTACAAATAAAGTCTTCATTCCGTATGCCGGTGAGTGTTCTACTTCGGTTCCAACAAAAAAATCTACGTCTTCATGTCCTGCTCGATTCATGTTTGTTGTTCCTGTTCCAGTTGATTTATAATGTAATTTGCCCAAATCGCATGTCCATCGGCATTTGGGTGTTTAGACTGTTTTTTATAATTTATTGGACTTTGGTCAAGCCAGGCATTTACCAAATTGGCTCGATCGATATAGGGCAATGCCCAAGATTTATAAATGGTTGAGTCAGTAATTCCCACAATATTGTTGACACTTCCAAACCATTTTTTATCAAATATCCACCCACATACCAAATTGGTTCTAATGGGTCTTGGCAAAGCCTGATAGTCTGCCAGTATTTCGATCCAGTTAGAATTACCTAACATGATGTTTTTATTTTGTAATTGAGCGTACAAATGATCGTGCCATACAAAATTTTGCCCAACAAAGAATTCAAATCGGCTGTCAGCAACTGCCAACATATTATCAATTCTTTCAATCCATCCATTTTCACTGTCTAGTAAAACCTGTTCATAAAATTGATTATTGGCTCCGGTTTTTTGAAAACATTTTAAATAATCATACGGATGACTGTCCGGACTGGTGACATCTCTACCGTTTTCGGTAAGAGTCAACACAACAATGATGCGATTGTAATTGGTATTGGCAACAAGATCCAACAAATACTGACACGCAACCAAAATATGACTGTTAGACCACCCTTGGCAACCAATGTTGATCCAATCTGCTTTGTACCGAGATGATAACAGTTTTCCATATATTTGTTTTAATCGCAGTTCAGGGTCAAGACTGCCTCCCCAGGTCCAAGAATCTCCAGCAACAATGACCAGAGTAGGTGATCCAATAATTTCAGAATGGAAAGACCGTTCAAAAGATTCATCTCTGCCGAGAAAATTTGTCTGCCACAACTCTAAAAGTTCTGCCCAATTATCAGTGTGCGACTCCGGATTCATGCCCGTTGTTCCTGTTCCAGTTGATCCAATGCTGACTCATCTAATTGTACACTATCGTCTGCTTCAGTGTCAACTTCTGCGTCTTCAATATCAAACAGTAAATCAAACATGGGACGACCACTCTTGGCTTTTTTACCTTTGAATCCTCTTGTACCAATGATATCCATCCAATAGCGATCATAGTGTTCAATAATGGCTTCGGCTTCAGCACGATCTGGTGTGGCAAATATGGCATCCACAATGTCTTTGAATCGAGCATGGTCCCCGTTTTCGTTACACATCATGGCCGGCCATGTGCCTGCATCATATTCTCGATTGGCACGTTGTACTGCTTCAATGTGCATCCAAACATTGTGCCCCATCAGTAAAGCATAGCTGAAACTGTCCCAGGATGTTTTACCTTCTTTGCCAATCTTGTTTAGATCGCCTGGCTTGTAGATGCAAATGTCTTTCATCTGTAGTTGTAGGCTGATTGGGCTTTCATCAAAATGCTTGATCAGACCATCCGCAAGCACAGCTGGTCCAAATGGTCTTGTATCTGTGGCGTACTTCTTGTCATCCACAATAGGACTCATCCGATAACACCATTTTCCTTCGTGCGGCAAATCAATGTGATGATACACCTGTCCATTTGCTGTAGCAAGGAACGGACTGGCACAGTCGAAGCTGATGGTAAAGTTGGGATTTACATACCGGCGAACAGCTCGTTGTATGTCTGTGAGTAGCACTGCCCATTCCAATTTGCTTGTGCCTAAAAAGTGCATCCAATCATGTATACCCGGTTGTAACAAGTTGTCATGTCTTAGAGCTACCAATCTACGCAGGACCAAATGTACATCACACATGTTCTGTCCACCCATACTCCAACCATTAAAGTGTGTGTCTGGATACTGGGCAGGATCGCAGTAGTGTTTCATTGTGTCATACCACCGATCAGCATCCGGGTGATTGGCACCTTGCAAAACGTTCAAGACCTTCATACCGCCGTTACGGATACCCTTACGATGCTTCATGTAAAATTCATTGTTGAACTTGGTAGCATCCACAGCTTCCTGTAAAGTCTTGATACCACATTTTTCGCTGGCGTTTTTGTCATGTATAACCCAGGTTGGAATATCTAATGTCATGCCATAATCACAAATGCCATCCAGCCATTTGACCACGGCTTCTCTACGCTTCTGTGCTTTAGGACAACCTGAATTGGCTTTCCAGTCACCTTCCCACAAGCCTTTGGCGATCTGGAATCCACCCGAGTCGCCCAGCATGAGCGTGTTGGGATCTCTATTGCGAACCATGTCTTCTGACCAGTCCGGCTTGGCAAGATCTAGATTGGCATGACCGCCCGAATACAACGACCATTTGTAAGGGAACAGGCCCTTCTGATCATTGAGCCAGTTCATCTGTTCCATGTCTTGAATGCCTGCAGGCATTCTAGCAGGATCCACATATGGTCCATTTACCGGATCACGTTGCTTGCCCACGAATGTGGCGTAGAAGCCCGAAATAGCCGGCAAGAACACAGCATAATCGTGTTGTTTGGCAGTTAGATTATCTTGTATCACTTGGTCTGCGCTAGGATAATATAGTCATAAGTGGCCAAGCCAGAGTCGACAGTGATCATGGCTGCACCATCATCGCTGATACGAAATGTTTTGTCCCCGGTCAGGTCCAAGATGCTGATCACGGTCTTGATCGGCCACGACCATGTGTGTTTGAGTGTGCCCGACACTCCGGGTTCAAACACAAAGTTACCGGCATGTGTGCTATGATCTCCAAAGTAAAACTTTAGATTGCCGTTTTCAGTTTTAGTTTCAAAATTGACTTCTTCGGACATGGCCTGCGCCTGCATCTTCAAACGCTGGATAGCAGCCACAGTTGGTGTAAATTCCACTGTCCAGGCCGGAACTCGTTTAAATGTCACAGTCTTGAGTTTGCCATTTACCAATGCTCCGCTCATGAATCTGTAACTGTTTTTGAAGTCTCCTGTGGCATTTTGGAATTCAACGCCGTCGGGTTCGTTGCTTGCGTTCTTGGTCAAGCTCAATACTGCATTTTCCTTGTACTCTTGCAGGTTCAACATGATCTTGAGTTTGCCCAAGTTAGGCATACCAAATGTGCCAACAAAGTCAGCCACCGGAGTGGCAAACTTGGCTTTTACTACCACACTGCGATCCTCTGCAACTGCGTCAATAGCAGTTTCTGTAGTGGTGCCAATAATTCTGATTAGGTCAATACAACCTAGGTCATGTGTGTGCTCTACTAAATCTAATAAGTGATCTCTCATTGTCATTCTCCTTGAAGTGTTATTGTAACATGGGTTATTTAGAATTTGCAACAGGTTTTGGTACAATTTTTGCCAGGGTTTGACCGCCACGCAACGAAGTCAAGGTTCCGGGTTTACGCAGTTCTAGCCAGCTACTGGGTCCGTTGTCGTGCCAAAAAAATTCAATTTCAAAGTCAAGATGTTGCGCCAAGTTCCGTACAAGACCGGCAGGGGTGTAACAGGCATAATTTTGTTCGACCAATTTTACTCCGGCAACCCGTTCGCAATCGTTAAAGGTCATGACAAATACCCCACCTGGTTTTAATTTTTCGTAAATTTCTGCTAGATATTTTTTTATCATTTCGATTGGTCTAAAATTGAGATAGTTGTAGGCAAAACAAAGACCAAACTGACCGTCGGGAATTTTTTCCAACAGTTCTTGATCAAGCGATTCTTCGATCACGTAACAACGCAAGCGGCGCTGATAAGTTTCTTCAAAACGGTCGACCACTGGTTGCAACAGTTCGTGACTTTCGTCTATCAGATACAATGGATCGTTTGCTACCAGGTAATCTATAAACAGTTCGTTTCCAGGATGTATGATCATGGCTGCATGATGCCAGTCGGCATAGCGTCGCAGTCTAGCAGAAAAAATCTTTTCAGCGTCAGGATTGAGCGGTACAGGTTGATTTCTCAATTGTTGTGGAAATTCAGCATGTTGCGAGAGACGTTCTCGCAAGGTACGTTCGTACCATTGATAACTGCGTTGGAACCAGGCTGTTTCTTCAGCGGCAATCTGGTCCTGCACCTGCTGTTTGATCAAATCTAATTCTTGTTCAAACAGATCAAATGACTCAAGCACATTTTGATATCGTGTTTTTAACAGTTCAAAGCTGGCCCTATCAAAATGCGCACCGGCACTGTCCAGCACTTTGTCAAGATCCAACTGCGCAGTCAGCTTGATAGAATTGCTGGATTCATTGCATAACTTTTCCCAAAACAGTACAAGATCTAGAAATTTCATCATGACCAATCAAATAAAGTTTGGAATGTGTTTTCGGTATTGGTAGCCGAAGCCAAGTCCCAATCCAACACATTCAATAGGTTGTCGATCTTTTGATCGACCACAGTGGCTTCCATCTCCGAGTCATCAAAAGGCAAGTCCTTGAACCATTGTGGCAAGTGTATCTCATCTGTGGGATACCCAATACTGGTCCAGCCCATGGGATTGTTCTTGAGTTTGCACACGATGGTTTTCATGCCGTCTACAATCTGTAGACTGTACCGGTCGCCGTTCATGGTTCGTAAGTTGTTCCAGTTCAAGGCTGCACGCACATGACCGGGCATGTTGGCTTTGCCTAAGCGTTCTTCTTCCTTGCCATACTTGGTCAAGTTGTTGACACGTTTGGGGCTTCCTTTTTCCCATCCAGGTCGATCCTTGAACACGTACTTGAACTCGCGGATCTTTTCTATGATTTCATCACGTGTGGCTCCAGTCAGCACATCATCCAGTATTTGGCTTAGAAATTCTTGTATGACCTTGGGTGTATCTGATCGCTTGAGATCAAGACCCATGGCCTTGACCTTGCCCGGACGGCCATTGACATCTTGCCGTCGGCCTTCTTTGTCAATGATCATGACAGCATAGCGTTTTTTGGTAATAAACAAGCCTTTGCTGGCTACCACTTCGCGACCGCCACGTATCACTGAGCCCATTTCTCTGGGCACATGGAATGCAGTTTCCATGAATCCTGGAAAACTGTCATTGACCTGATCGGCGATTGAGTCATACAACTGTATGGCAATTTCTTTTGACCATGACATGGCACCTGCGTCTATTTCGCTTTTGAGTACCGGGTAGGCTGTAAAATAACACGAGTCTGTGTCACCATAGATGATTGCGTCACCTACGTGATCATATTTGCCAGTAATGCATTCATTTACATAAGCATCCATGTGCCGGGCAATCGACCGACCCGTAAGAGTTGTGCTCTGTCCAATACGCTTGTCAAAAAACCTGCAGCCAGGGTTAAGAATAGCACCATACAAGCTATTAAGATTAATCTTTTTAACCAGCTGTCGCTTGTCCCAGTATTCTTCGTCGTCCTTGTTGTCGCATTCTTTGAGTCGGGCTTGCATGTCTTTACGTTCAGCATACCAGCGTTTGAGAAGTCCTGGAATCACAGCTTCACGTTCGTATGTGAATATGGTGCCGTTGGCCGTGATCATCCAGGGTTGGTTGCTGTCAAAGATCATCTTCCATACTTCGGCAGCACTATGCACAGTTTCCGCACCGTCTGACCAGTCTATGGTGATTTCGGTGCCACGTTGCTGTTCCATGACTGCGGTGTATTCCAGGCTTCCAAACAGGCCTTCCCAGGCGGCTGCAAAGCTGGCTCCACCACGCATCTTGTCTGCGATGTAGCGTTCGGTCATGGTTTGACGCAGTTGTCCGATAATGGTTTCTGGTCCCATGTTAAGAGCACGAATGGCACTGGGATACAAACTGTTGATGTCGATTGACCCGATATATTCGTGTATGCCTTTTTTGGGATAGGCCACATAGGCACCTGCGGCCTGTGTGTCTTCGTCTGACAGTCTTTCCTTGCGATTGGGTACCACCATGCCACGTTCGTGTGCTTCGTTGATAATGGCCTGTTCAGTCAAGGCCACAGCACCCATGGTGGTCTGTAGCAACACTGTATTTTCATGTGCCAGGATATTGGCCAGATCCAGGAATTTCAGTTTCTGATCCAGCTTGGCCAAGATCATGGTGTCTTGTCTATTGTACTCAATAAATCTCTTGAAGTTTTGATTGTACAATTGATCCAAGGTGCCTTCAAACACAGTTTTGGTCTCGCCCAGTTCGTATTCGGCAATGGCATCTAGACTGTAACTGTGTCGTTCTTCATAGGTGTATTTGCGATACAGTTGCATATAGTCCATGTGTACACGGCCAATCAAGTCATAGGTTTGATTTTCTGCACCGAAGCGTTCGAACATGCGCTGTTTGGGAAACTGATCCCACAGACAAAATCTACGTGTGTCATCTTTTGACAACACACGAGTCACCCTATTGATAGTATACGGAATATCAAAGCCTTCACTGTTCCAGCCACTCAGTGCGTCAGCATCTTCAATCAAGTCCAAGAAAGTCTTTAGTAAATCTTCTTCACGTTCAAAAATCATGGTGTTCTCAAACTCACCAGCGATCTCTTCGGCAGTTTCGGGGCTCATGTGTCTGGGCGGAACGACCAGGGTGACCATCTGTTCCAGCCAACCCAGATACACACTTATGGCCGTGATGGCATTGAATGGATCTGCGGGTGGACTGAATCCGCGGTCGGGGTCAAAGTCTACTTCAATGTCAAAGAATGCCACATTCAGCCGGGGAGCGTCTTGTCCTTTGTAGTTTTCTTCCAGGCATCTGAAGATTGGATTGATGTCCGACTCAAACAGGCGTTTTCCGCTTTGTATGCGAATTTCCTTGCGGAACTCTTTGTTGTTTCTTGTGCTGAATCTGGCCACTGGCGTACCAAAGATGCTTTGGAACTTGCCCCTGGGGTCATCATAATAAAAGATATAGTTGGCCGGATATTCACGATAATGCCGTTGACCATCTCTGCGTTCAACTATGTGTATGCGATCGTGTTCACGATCAAACAGTGCGTCAATATAACTCAAAAGTTTCTCCGTTTATGGCCGGTCGACCATGATTCATGCTCGTGTGTGAGCGACTCAATGATCATATTTATTGCTATCAATGATTGATAAAATTTAATTGTGTTTGCTGGTTGCAATATCAAAAACTTCTGTATAAAAATTATCAATGGTATTATAATAATTTTTTAAAACGCTATAATTGTGACGAGCAATTTCAAGTAAACTTGTAAAATTGTATTCCCAAGAATCTTGTACCAATACTTCCAACAAGCGAGTTTGTCGTTGTTGCCATGACAAATGATCCAAATTAAGAGAACTGGTGCTGGTCACAAGACCCCAAGATTCAAAATGTCTTGGAATATTTTTTTCTACAAATAACAAATCAATACTTGGTAGCATTAATGCTCTAGCTACTTTTTCACTGAAAAAACAGCTTGCATCATTGTCGTTTGTGGCATAGGTATCAAGCACTAACGAATATTTTGAATCACATATCTTATCCCACAATATGGGATTTTCTTCAAAATTTCTAAAGGGTACCTGTGATCTTAAATTTTGATACGCATCTTCAAAATGAGGTAATTGATTCATACCATGTAGCGAATGTAATTGATCAAACAAGTCAATCTCGAGCTGATTTTCATTTTCATAATTATATAACAAAAAAGACACATACCCACGATCTAATAATTTTGCATTATATAAAAAATAAAACCAACTCTGTCGTGTAGCATCAACTCGATGTATAAAGCAATTGAACAATTTACTAGGACAATGATTTTGAGAAAGACTCTTATAACAATCAGGATCAACATGCAAATGTTTCAATCCAACCAGTGCTGGATGCGTTAGAAACGTGATATTTGAAAGGTCTGTCAGATCAATAAAAGAATCAGTACATACCAAAATTTTTTTTCCACGCTCAAACAGTTGCTGATTAATTGATTCCCAATAGGATCTAGAACCAAACAGTGCATCCTGTATCCAGAACAAAATTATGAATTTTGTTCCAGAATCTAATTGCACCGCCTTTTCGAGTGCATGACTTTGATGTCTTCCTATAAACTGAACATTATTTTTTCTGCAGAATTCCTGCAATTTTTTACTAATATTTTGCCCTGTTGATCTACAATGCTGAAATTCTTTAGAAATATCTACGTGTGATGGCATTGCTAAATTAGAGAGTCTTACCAACCGTGGTCAAGATTTGTTCAAGTATCTCATGATCCTGTTGAGCGCGACCAAATTCAGCTTTGTGTGCCAGTTTGATAGCTCGCTTGAGAATAGCTGGCTTGATTTCCATTTCTTCGGCAATGGCTTTCACAGTGTCATTCAAACCTTCGGTTAGTGTTTCAATCTCATGAGTGACCTGCATGCCTTCGTTGATGATTTGTGTTAGTTTGGCAGTTTGTTCTGCGGTAAAGACGCGATTTGTCATTAGATTTCTCCTTTAAAAACTTATTATACAGCACAACATCTTGTGTGTCAATGTTATTTTGGGACAATGATGTCTTTTTGGAACCTAGTGCGTAACTGCTGGATTAGGTCAACACTTTTGGTAAAATGTTCCTGAGCAGTTACTTTGTTGAATTGTGGAGGGATAAATCCGCTGACTCGTTCAATTTCGTCGCGACCAATTCGTGCTGTGGCCTGTTCCAGTATGTTGGCCAATCTTTTTCTTTTTGTTTCGCTCATTTCGATCCTGGCCACAACCACATTTAAAACTGCCGGTGCCCGTATACCTTGCTCGGCCAGAGTTGGAACTTTGGGATACGCGGCCAATCGGCTAGAACAACTGACGGCCAACATTTTGAGATTGGGATTCTTAGATTTAAAATTTTCAAAAGCTTCGGCTGTGTCAATGCCAAAGTTAACTCCGTTGTTGCCCACCATGTTGACCACGGCATCAAAGTTTGATTTGAATGGCACCAACTGCACCCGAACACCATAGCGTTCACCAATCAACAACGCAGTTAAATGAGTAGCATTTCCTGCTCCCACAGTACCAACTACAATTTCTTGTGCAGAATTCAACCCAGATATGGTTTTATTGGCAGACGCAGTTGACATCACAGTCCAACAGGCATCGCCTAAACTCCAAACCGGCACATAGTCTGTGGGGCGGATCCAGCCTGATTCAACGTTTTCCACCCAGGATGCCGCAACAATGGCCAAGTTGGTTTGCGGATCTGAATCAATCTGTCTAACAGCAATTACCTGATTGCCTCCTGGCCTAAACTCAAGCACGAACACATAATCCTGTTGTATCTGGTTAGCAGTTTCAATGATCCGTAACATGGCCGGAGTCCCACTGTGGCTGGCAGTGTAAGGAGTTTGGATCCGAATGGTTTCCGGCCCGGCCCACGCCCAAGATGATAATGCAATTAATAAGAAGATAAAAGTTTTCATATGCTTAATTATACAACCAACCCATGCCAGGTCAAATAAATCGCATTGCATACCCATCAAGATAAGTATTGACATGAAAAGAGCTGTGGTGTGTGTGACCGATCCTTGGAACTACTATGACCAATTGCAGGATTGGAGCATAATGACTGTGAATCCCGACAACAGTCCTGTAAGACAGCAATACCTTTTGGAAAACAGTGATTGGAGCATGATGATCACCGAAAACGGTATTGAGTATCGTGACGGCGGCGATTACCCCGGCGAACGTATTTACGCATACACGTCTGGCACCACCGGAGACAGTAAATTTTATTCATTCACCCAGGCACAAGTTGATCACTGTGTCAACTCAATCGTGCAATCGTATGAACTCACAGCCAATGATAGATATGTGGGCATAATGCCGCTATGGCATGCGCACGGACAGGCATTTTATTGGGCCACTCGACAGATTGGTTGCGAAACACATTTTTTATCTGTGGCCAATATCAGACACATGCCCGATTACAGTCCCACTTTTATCACTGGCGTCCCTGACGTGTTAAAAACTGTGAGACAGTTGTCTTTTGATCATTTGCGTTTTATACGCAGTGCCAGTTCGGCCATGCCCGATTGGTTGTTTCGAGATCTTGGCGACCGGTTCCGGATTCCCATTATTGAAGCATTTGGCATGACTGAAGCATACAGCCATTGTTTTACCAATCCCTTGCACGGTGAGCAACGCATGGGCACAGTGGGATTGCCTTCGGGTATTGAGGCACGCATTGACAATCAGCACCTGATGATACGCGGTGCCGGAGTTTGGACCAATGACTGGATTGACACGTATGATTTGGCCGAACAAGATGACTGCGGTTATTATCGAATTCTGGGTCGTAGTGTTGATCAGTTGAATCTCAAAGGTAAAAAATTCAATCCTGCCAGTCTGGAAGCACAGATTCTAAAACAGTTTGTGGGTATCAAAGAATGTGTGATATTTGGCAACCAAGAACTCAATTGTTTATATGTGGGCGATGGCCAAGCACAACAGATCCAACAGTTTTTGTTTGGCCTAGATCGGCATCTTAGAGCAACACAAATAACACAAGTTGAAGAAATACCCACGGTGTACCCTGGAAAAATTTCAAGATCTTTTTTAAAAAGAAAGTTCGATTCTCAATGAGCCAAACAGTCTTTAAATCACAATATCCTATCTTGGAAGCCTGCATGAATCGTGGCTCCACACTGGAACTGGCCGTGGCTGTACACCAAGCCGGAGGGTATCCTAGTCTATGTTCATGGACCTACAATCGACGCAACCAGCTTATGCAACAAGATCTGGACTGTTTTGTCAAACAAACTCAGAGCAACCGAATACATTTGAGTTTTGAACTAGATGAATTTGATAATCATGCTGTGCATGATATTGTCAAATCACACAGTATTCCTACTATTGAACTGATTTATGGCAAACCAAATTCGCCCAACGGCAAGGAGTCCGAGTCGGACCCTGCACTGGAAAAAAGACTATTGCATCTAATTGAACCTTTGAAAGCACAAGGCACACGAATTTTTAAACGCATGTATGACACAGTAGATCAAGCGACCATGGACCGTCATTTGCTAGATGGATTTTGCATCAAAGGTCTTGAAAGTGCAGGATATGGCACTTTTGTTCCGGTAAGAGAAACATTTTTACGACAGCGTGAACTGACTCCTGGCGCCATGTTGATTCCGTATGGCGGAATAGGCACAGCCGAGCAAGTTCAAGACTACATAGAACTAGGTGCTGAAATGATTGCCGTGGGCACAGTGTTGGCTTTGAGTACAGAAAGCACCATGTCTAAAAAAACCAAACTTGCAGCTATACAAAAAAAATCACAAGACCTAGTTTACCACCCGCGAAATTTTGGCGAGATTGAACGCAAACAATCGGCCTTGATATTTGGCAACTATTCGCGATCGGATGATGAGGATGGTACCATTGGGCTGGTGCGTGGTCTACACGGCAAAACAGACAGTCAGGTGTATTTTGGTCACGGTATCGATCATGTGACTGAAATATTGCCTTGTCGCGAAATCATACAACGTTTGGTGGCAAAAATTTAAATGTCCTTGTTTAGAAGCGAACTAGATCAATTGCGTACAGCCGGTTATGAATTTGATGAGACCTGGCAGGTGGTAGATCTGTTTGAACAAAAGATCGCAGGATTTTTTGGTGCGCCTTGTGCTGTGGCCACTGACTGTTGCACTCACGCACTTGAATTGAGTTTGAGACTGTTAAACAGTTTCCAAACCCAGGTAAATGTGCCCTTGCACACCTACATGAGTGTGCCCATGATGCTGGACAAAATCAATCACAAATGGCAATTTCAACAAGTAACCTGGCAAGATCAATACTATCTTGACCCATTGCCCATTATTGATGCTGCTAGAACGTGGAGGGCACAGTCATATGTACCAGGCACGCTGATGTGTTTGAGCTTTCAGTTTAAAAAACACATTCCTATCGGACGTGGTGGTATCATACTGACAGACAATCATGAGTGGTATAATCAACTGCAAAAAATGGTTAGAGATGGTCGTGATCGTACCATGCTTTGGGAAAATGATGATGTTGATTCTGCGGGGTATCACTACTACATGACTCCCGAGGATGCTGCACGTGGAATCATGTTGTTTGATCAATTGCACAACGTGGCCACTGCCAAGACCTGGTCATGGCAGGATTACAAACCGTTGAATCGGTTATCGGTGTTTAAACATCACCAATACGTCTAGCACTAGAACCGGCATATTGACCTGGTACCACAATATCTTTGACCACGTTGGTCAATCCTGATACTTCTACCCTATCAACAATCGTTACCTTGTTGGTCACAGTTGATCGTATGTTGAATACACAGTGATTGCCAACTCGAGATTTGTCAGAAATAATTACTCCTGGTCTAGTGATGCAATTATTACCAAGCTGGCTGTAATGTCCGATCAGGTTGTAGGGTCCAATAATGCAGTGTCTACCCACTTGGGCTCCCAATGACACAGTGGAAAATGGAAAAATAAAAGTACCAGCGCCGATCTGTGCCGGTGGTTCAGTTCCTATCAAACAGGTATCATGTATGACTGTGACAAGATCAAGATCGTGCTGATCAAGCAGTCCAAGCAACTGTTGGCGTTCCTCAAGGTCAAATGTGACAGACACAATGTATTGATATGTGTCATCTGGCACAAAGTTTTTGGGAGAAACCACATCAACTGTGTGTGTTTTTGCAATTTCGTTTACGAACTCTTGTGTCATCGAAGATTCTGTGTAACCAATGATACGTATGGGTTTGTGATTGCCTACAATCATGCTAGTCCTTGTAAAAGTTTATAAGTTGCGGAGTTTGATCGTTCACAGATGTCCCAGAATTTACTGGAAGTGACCAGGTCATAATTGTGCAAGGTACTGTCCAGAGTCATGGCATAAAGGTCTGTTGCAGACCAATAGTGTAAAGATTCGATCAATTTGACAATTTTTTCTAGTCTTGTCAAATTGCCCGGATCAAGATCAAAGTCCAAATTTAAATCACCGTAATCAAATTTTAATCCTAGTTCTTGAAACCACTGATAGGTATAGGCCTGGCCAACTGGAACAAATGCAGTACGTGACAGCAGACATTTCCAGGTTTTTTCTGTCACAAATGGGCCGGGCTCAATATAGCTCCTTGTTCCATTAGTCATACCACTGTAGTGATAACTTTCCATGGTAAAATTTAGGGCCGCGGTTTGATAGGCACTGTTGTTGTACGAATGGTCAACAAGGTCATCATAAGGCAAATGTATTTTTTTATCATACCACAAGTCTCTAAACATCGTGGTGTAACGATCACAAATTTCATGACCGCTCAACTGCCAGCTGTGAACCGGATGATCCATTCTCAAGTTGTGTCGTAACGATACCACACAATCGTTTTTGTCCAGCAGGTGTTTGAGAGCCGCAAACACAATGGCTTTGCTTTGACTGACTCGGTTGACCAAGGCACTGGCCTTGTGTTGTATACTTTTGACAATGTCATGACGAACAATACCTTGAATTCGTCGATGGGCTGTGTTGTACGGCACATACTGTATGCGATCGGTATCAAACGAATCAGGCATGATGGCGCCGGTCAAGTGTATTATTTTACCGTCAACTTGATCGATCACGTGTTCGGGCCAGCCAAACATCAGGCTATCACCGTGTGTGATGTAGTATTCATAACCTGGAGGCGGAGCATCTGGATAACTGCCATCTGGTTTCCAGGCAAGATTCAAAGCCAAATAGATGTTTTTGTGTCGAAGATCCGCGATCCAGGGATACCACCAAAGTATTTCTTCAGTGAGTTCGATAGTTCGGATGTCACCAAATACCCGGACAGGAATACTGGAAGTGGGAAGCATTGCATACTTATTGAATAAAAAAGTCCCCTGTTAATAACAATCCGGGTAGCGAATCCAGATTGTCAAGGCCCGGGGAACGGCCATTCGGTCCTAAGGCCAAATTCTATCGAGTTCCAATCTTCATGTATTGTTCATAAGCGCCATCTGGATCGGTCAACGGCAATACACCTTGGTATGCTGTGCGTGACAGCGGATATGCACTGTCAAAAGCCTCTAAACTGTCAAATTGATTGGCGGCTCCAGGATCGCGATTCCTGGCTTGTAGCACTGTCCAAGTACCAGAAGGTATGTGTGTCAGCCACTCAGATCCGTCAATGTTGTGGCAACTCAGATTGACCACCAGGCCGTCGGGGCCCAGTTGTCGATAGTCCAAGTCATTGGCATCGCCGCGCATGTTTTGGATTTTATGGTCCAAACCCAGGCGTGTCAGACGCTGTTGTCCCTGTTGCAGTGAGCGGCCATTGATGTCCACATTGACGATACGATCAAACGAAATGTACCGATCCAGCATGAACAACAACAGGGCCACGTTGCCGTACCAGGATCCTAGTATTTAAATGGTGTCAAACTGGTTTTTGATCTGTGCTAGAG